AAGACCCCGGAAACCTTCCTAAAAGGACTTGTAACAGAGAATCAGTTGAACCCTATTGACCTTATCCACATGGATGATAAGAAGCTCGCAGACCTCATATTGTCACTTATACCTATTAAGGTTACGCCAGAAAACCTGAAGGAATGGTTGCTGGAAATCCCGCCATTTATTGACTGCAACAAGCACGGCTTGCAGGTATGTAAGGATGTTGTTGACCTGTACTTCAATAAAAGGACAGAGGTCAACAGATATATAAACGGAAGCAAGGGCGAAAAAGGTGGCGCTCCAATACCGGGGCTAATATCGATTATACAAAACATGAAGAATTCATTGCCCGAAAACTACGACCCCGAAGCATGGCGCAATGTATCGCTCACAGAAAAATACGATGCTATCAAGGAAGCCAACAAAACCAACGCAGACAGACAGGTCCATCAGTCAAAAGTAGATAACATAGCCGGAGATATCGAAAATCTGCGCAATCAGGTCAAGATTGTCATTGCTGACATAAAGCAAAAATCAGCAGAGGGTAAAAAGGACACGGAGGATAAAATCACCGAACTAAAGCGCCAAATAACCGTTTTAGAGAGTCAATTGTCACAGGCTGATGCTGTATGCGCCGAAAAGGTTAAAACTACTACAGAGCATTACAAAGGGCTTGCTGATGCCGTAGAAAAGGCAGCAGAGGAATCAAAGAAATATCTTGACACTAATCCATTAATCGACATTGAACCGCTTGAAAAGGCTCACAAGGATGCAGAGTATATGAAATCCTTCATCCGTACCGCTGACGATCTGAAAGCCAAAGAAACAGAACTTGCAGACAAAGAAACAGAGTCCCAGTCATTGACTGACAAAATAGAGTACATGAGAACTAAGCCGCAAATGCTCCTTGCAACCGCCGAAGTACCTGTTAATGGAATGTCAGTTGACGGTCAGGGCAACGTACTTGTCAACGAAAGACCCATCATAAACCTGTCTGGCGGCGAAAGAATCAAGTTTGTTATGAACATCGTAAGGGCGACGGCGGGAGAATTGAAAATCATTCTTATAAACGGCTTTGAAGCTTTATCGCCAAAAGGTCAAAAGGAATTCATTCAAGAATGTTCAGGGGACGGTTATCAGTACATCATAACTCATGTTACAGACGGAGGCTTACGCATAACCGCAATAAACGAGAACGGCACGGCTGTTGATGCTGAAACAGGGGAGGAAGTGACAATATAATGGCAATACCTGTATTAATAATTGGAAAATCAGGTTCTGGTAAAAGTACAAGTTTAAGAAATTGTAAAGAGGGGTTTAATCTCATAAAGGTATTAGATAAGCCCCTTCCCTTCAAGGGGAAAATTCCATGTGGTGTAACAGACGATTACAGCAAGGTAATGTCATGGCTTAAAGGTGCAAAGGAAAAGTCAATAGTCATAGATGATGCAGGGTATCTTATCACAAATCATTTTATGAATAATCATGCAAGTACCGGCAAGGGAAATGGGGTTTTCAGTTTATACAACGAAATTGGCGATAAGTTCTGGAACCTTGTACAATTCATTTCATTGCAGCTTCCAGCAGATAAAATCGTGTACATTATGATGCACGAAGATACAAACGATTTTGGGGATATAAAGCCTAAAACAATAGGCAAGATGCTGGATGAAAAGGTTTGTCTTGAAGGAATGTTTACAATCGTCCTGCGGTGTGTAAGCAGTGAAAACAAGCATATGTTTATTACTCAATCATCCAATGGGGCAGTCAGTAAATCACCTATAGATATGTTTGAATCATTGGAAATCGACAATGATCTGAAAATAGTTGACCAAAAAATAAGAGAATATTTTGAATTGGAAGGAGAAAAGAAATGAAAAAATATGACGGATATGAAAAAGCTGAAGCATTTACAGGGGAATATGAAACCCTAGAGCCTGGTGGGTATGTCTGCAAAATTCTGAAAGTAATATCTGAGGAAAAAGATTATGGTGACCTTCTCAGGATAGGCTTTGATATTGTGGAAGGGGAACACAAAGACTATTTTAAGAGATTACACGACAGAAAGAAAACAAACAACCCTGATGCAAAGTGGCCGGGCATATACTATCAGACAGTCAAACCTGACAATCTGACTTATTTCAAAGGCTTCATATGGGCAATTGAAAACAGCAATACAAACTTTCAGTGGAACTGGGACGAAAAGAAACTGGTTGGTAATCTGTTCGGTGGAGTATTTGGGCAGGAAGAATACAGGGCAAATGATGGCAAGATTAAACTGTCTACTAAGTGCCAGTATGTCAGGAGTGTTGAACAGGTTAAAAAAGGCGTAAAAGTTCCTGACGTAAAGAGGCTGGATGGAGCAGCACATACAGCAAGTCATGCCAGTTCTGGCGAAATGGAAATGTGCCCTGATTGTCATTTGCCGGTGGAGCAGTGTGAATGTCTGCCATTTTGAACGTCCAGCAATACCCAAAGCCAAGCAAAAAGCGGCGCAAACGTGCCAAGAATAGCCCGCTGTTTGAGCGGGGTTACTGCTATAACTGCCATACTACCTATCAATTGCAAGCACATCATTGTTATGGCGGGAACCCCGACAGACAGCACAGTGACAGATACGGTTTAGTAGTAGATTTGTGCCACACATGCCATTTGAGCGTGACGGACGAAAAAGACCAAATGCTGATAAGCGAACTACAGCGGGAAGGACAAAGGCGGTTTGAGGCAGTTCACGGACACGAGGCGTGGATGCGGGTATTTGGCAGGAATTATCTGTAGGACAAAATAAAAAGAATGTGAACAAGGAGGTTATGGATTTGGTTATCAAAAATTTGATTGGAAAAATAAAATGTCTTTTCGGCAGACATGACGAGCATACGGCATTCTCTTGGAAAACAGGAGCATATGCAACGTATTGCAATAGGTGTGATAAGGTGCTTGAGCAGAGTGACGGAAGAATTAGATAATCGCATAATCGGGAAAGTATGAGGTATTTCCATGAAAACAACATGCAACGCACTCCGCCATACGTATGACGAATCCGGCAAGCCTGAACTTACTTTAACGCTTAACCTATCCAGACAAAAGGCTATAACTGACGTTGCAGACCTAAAAGCTATACTGGCAAATGGTAAGGAATTGGCGGTAGAAATCAAGCAGCACAGAAAAGGCAGGAGCCTTAACGCAAACGCCTACTTTCATTTACTAGTTGATAAAATTGCTGAAGCTATGAATTTGGGCGAAGAAGAAACGAAAGTAAAGCTTGTGCTTGAATACGGTTCGGTAATGCGAGATGAAAACGGTGAAAAGGTAGGTATTAAGCTTCCTGTTAGCGTTGATGTAAACAAAATATATAAATACGCCAAGTGGTTTGATGAACGCATCGAGAATGGCCATAAATTTAACTGCTATATCATTTATGAACACACGCATAATCTGGACACAAAACAAATGGCGAGGTTAATTGACGGTACCGTATACGAGGCGAAGGAGCTTAACATTGAGACTATGACACCGCAGGAATTGGCATTATTAAAACAGGAGTGGAAAAGTTAATTAACTGCCTATAGGCAGAGAAAGAGAGGGATATATTATGGCGCGAAAAATTAAGGCGAAAATCAAAGGCTGTTTCAGTACCGCAATAGCTGTTGTAACAGTTGATAAAGATGGAAATATTGAAGAAATAATCGACATTGAGGATGTTGAAGATTTATTTGACTGCCAGGTAAAGGAAGAAATCTATCAGATAGGTGGATAAATACCTAAGACAGCAGGAATAGATAGGGTGGGGTGGAAGTGTTAGAGTTGAACAGGCTTTACAATATGGACTGCATGGAAGGGATGAAGCAATTTCCTGATAAATACTTCGAGTTGGCTATAGTTGACCCGCCTTATGGTATAGGTATGGACGGCGGTAATGTTGGGTATCAAGGCTTTAACAACTTTCAAAAGAAGGATTGGGATTCTGCGCCACCATCACAGGAATATTTTACAGAACTATTCAGAGTTAGTAAAAATCAGGTTATATGGGGCGGGAATTATTTTGGACTACCTGCAACAAGATGTTATCTTATTTGGGACAAGGGCGCAGGGTTCAAGAATAGGACATACGCTGAGGCAGAATTGGCATGGACTTCTTTCGATGCGAATGTAAGAATTTATCAGCGTGACCCACTTGCAAGAGGTGATTATCACGGGAAAATTCATCCAACGCAAAAACCAATACAGATTTACGCATGGATTCTTAATAAGTTTGCACAGCAAGGCGACAAGATACTAGACACCCATGTCGGAAGTGCTTCAAGCCTAATAGCCTGTTACAATTACAAATTTGATTTTATAGGCTTTGAGATAGACGAGGAATATTACCGCAAGGCACAAGCCCGCATGGATGCAGTAATGGCACAAGTCACAATGTTTTAGGGTGGGGTGAGGATGCCCGGATATATACAGCTATACAGAGGGGTGAGGTGGTTGGATGGCTAGGACTAGGAGTATTAAACCAAGTTTTTTTACAAATGAATATCTCTCAGAATTGGAACCATTGGCAAGGTTACTTTTTGCAGGGTTATGGTGTTATGCAGATAGAGAAGGTAGATTAGAGGATAGACCTAAAAGGCTTAAGCAAGAGATATTACCCTATGACAATTGTGACATTGATGAATTATTAAAAAAGCTTGCTTTATCGCCTGAAAAGTTTATAATCCGCTATTCTGTGGGTGATAAGCAATATATACAAATAACTAAGTTTGTAGATCATCAAAATCCTCACATAAAAGAACCACCCAGCATTATACCGAAACCGGTAATAAATATGTCAGCACTATACGAGTACGATACTGGTCTGGTGCAAGCAGCAGACGAGAACAGTACTAGTACTGAACTTGTACCAGAACAGAGTAATAGGGAACTAATAATAGGTAACCAAGAGATAGGTAAAAGGGAGCCGGCGGGACAAGAACCGGACGAACCTCAAAAAGAAATCCTGCCTTATAAGGAAATAGTTGATCATCTAAACAAAAAGGCTGGTACTGCATATAGATATACTTCTCAAAAAACAAGAGACTTAATACAGGCACGTTTCAATGAAAAATTCACTTTGCAAGATTTTTATACGGTTATTGATAAAAAAGTTGATGAATGGAATGGGACTGAATGGCAAAAGTTTATCCGCCCAGAAACATTGTTTTCAAATAAGTTTGAAGGATATTTAAATCAAATAAATAAACCACCTGGCAAACAAAACAAGCCACCGCAAGCCGGAAACTTCGGGCAACGACAATACACAGACGATGAATTCGAGGGGGTATACAAAGACGTATGAGTATGATTGATAAAGCCGCCCTGGCCCTGACAAAATGCCGTAAATGTGCAGGATGCCCAAAGATGGGGGATGAAACCTTCCGAGGTGACAATAACTGCCCGAACTACCGCACAGCAGACAAGCCAGAGGAATACGACACAGACAAATACGACAACTGGAGGCCGCCGAAATGATAACAAAACCAAGAGCATTACCGGACGAAAAAATAAAAGAAATTCAGCAGTTTTACAAAAAACACCCATGGTATACGCTTGCAATGCTAGGA